GCATCATAAACTAACTTATTTCTATAGCGAGACATTACCTCTTTTAGGTACTGTTCTGCTTTTACTTTTGGTAAATTGCCTACATCAATATAGAATATTCTTCTTTCAGGTGCTCTTGATAATCTGTAGATAACAAGAGAATCCTCAATCATCCTAAGTTGATTAAGTGCCTTGATTGCTTTTTGTAGATAAGAAAGAACCCTATTCTTATTTCTATCAACTAAACCAGAAGTACAATAAGTTATAGAATCTTTAGCAATTTTTATTTGATTCTTAGAACCCATCTGCCCAACCAAAGATGTTGGATGTTGAATCTTGGGTGTATATACAAAATATTCATCAAATTCTGGATTTGGAACTTCCTCTTCTTGTTGCCTAACCCGTATTGTAGGATCGCTACCTTTCTTTTTCTTTTCTTGACGAATATATTTTATCTTTAATGGGTCAATATATCTAAGATCTTGAATACCATCTTGAGGTCTTTTCATGTCAATAACCTTTAGATAATATAATCTACCATCTACATACCAATTACGAAAAATTTCATGGCACTTCTTATCAAAGTCCATGACCTCTTTTAAATATTTAAATTCCTCTCTAATCTTAGCCTTTAATGGTTCACTAGCTCTTAAATTAGAAAGTTCTATTTGTACTGGAGAATCATATAAATCACTAACTATTGCTTCATTTACTACATCTTCAATAGCACCATCCACTTCTGGATGTAATGCCATCTCCCTATATCTTTTTATTAAATCATATTCTGAACGATACGCACCCTCAATATCTACATACTGACCATAAAATCCGCTTGATATATAACTATCAACCCCATCCTCATTGTTCTTGGGAACAGGGCTGATTATCGAAGCGGACTTCTTTTGGGAATCTTCAATAGAAAAACCGAAAAGTTTTGCCATAGTATAATTTTAACTCTATATATCTTCTATTTAGTTGATATCGTCACCACCAGCATTTGGACCAGTTCCTTTAATTGCTTCCCAGTACTGAACTTGTAGTTCAACTGTAAACTCTTGGATACCTGTAGCATCATATGAAAGTTCAATAGGTCCAACCTGAGTTGGGAATGTATCGTAGAATCTATATGATCTTAAGGTAGATCCATCACGATCTAACTGATAAACATAAGCATCTGCTTGGTAATCTGCTGGATTGACTAAACCAGTATTGTCAGAAAGTCTGTTGATAGTATTTTGCCACTTTTCAAACGCAGAGCGAATTGAGAAGTCTGTATCATTGATAATGGTAACAGTCCAAGAATCGAATGATCTATCTCCAGCAATTTTAAGAACCCTTCCTCTGAAAGGAACCTCAATCTGAGCAACATTGGATGCTGGTAAATTAGCACCCTTTACTAAGAATCTTGATTTATCAAGAACAGCAGAGTCTGGTTGTGAAGTATCTGGGAAAGTAAGGACAACTTCAAACAGATTAGCACGAGCACCACCACCTGTCAACTTACTCTTGAAGTTGGAAATCGTCCTTAATGGTGGTGGATTGACTTGGTTTCTAGCCATGATTGTTTTTTAAACCTCTAATTAAACGGAACCGATTACTTCTTCAAAAGATACACCTGTGCGTGTAGCAACAAATGTTAGACCGATGAAGTTAATCGATCTTGCTGGTTTAATGAATATGTCAGCGACAAATTCATTAGCATCAATGACAGCTGCTGTGTTATTTGTTTCATCACAAACAACTACAAAGTCGAAGATACCTCTCTTCGATTGAACATCCCTTAAGAATGGTTCAACAATATTTACAAAGTTAGTCCTTGTAAGTTCATCGTTGAATTCAAATAGTTGATCCTTAGCAGCGGCTGAAATAGCATCTTCAAGGTAGATGAATAATCTACGAACGTTGATGCGATCAAATGCTGATTGCTTGGCGAATGCTGTCTTATCACCAAAAAGAATAATACCAGCACCAGGAGAGTTAATTACAGGGTTAATTCTATTTGAATAAAGAATGTCTCTCTGTTTCTTACCTGGATTGTAAACTAACTTAACTGCGTTAAGAATAGCACCTCTTGCCGTTCCTGCTGGTGAGAACCAAGGGAATTGTTCAAGGCTTGTTCTAGCACATGTTCCAGCAATGTCACCATTTAATGGAACATATCTGAATGTGTTATTGAAACGATCATACATGTACTTGTATCCACTATCAAGAACACCATATGAAGATGATGTAACTGGTGAGTAGAAACTTACTATGTTATCAGTGATAGTATCAATGTCATTAACAGTAATTGCTGTTCCATCACTAGTATCGTTTAAGAACGCTTTTCTATATGGAGAAACAAACGCTACACAATCTTGTCTAGCTTCAGCAACACCTATTACCTTTTGAGCAAGTTGTATTGAATGGTACTTATTCTCAAAAGAAGCAGATCCCATCAACACAAAATCAATGTCAGTTTCTTCTGCGTTTTCAAATAAAGTGTATCCAGTAATAATATCACCTACATCTGAAGTAAAAGCACCTGAAGTATTTACTGCTTTAACACCAGCACTGGCATTGTCTTCAGTACCTCTACCACCATTAACTCCTTCAACTCCACCATATAAAGCACCTCCTGTAAAGGCATACCCTACATTACCAGCACCAGCAAAATTAATTCCTTGAGCAGGTTGATTCCAACCAGTATCAGAATCTGCCTCAAAAACAGATGCTCCATTATCACTAAAGGAGATTGTAGTTCCACTAGGTCCTTGACCACCGTAGATATATTTTGAATTAACTTCTAGATATTTTCTCCAGAAAGAAGATGATCCAACTGAATATTCAGCATCGGATGCTTTAGAAAGTGCTGTATGCTTTTCTAGGATTGTACCAGCATTACCTGTGATCTCTCCTGTATCATCAAAAACTACAACATGCATTTCATCAAATCTAGCACCTCTTTTGGCAGCAAAACTTGAAGTTCCTGGTTTATCTGCTAATTGACTCCACTCATATTCACCAACACTCAATTTAATCTTTTGAGATTCAAACCAATCATACTCACTTGCGTATGTTTCATTTATAGCAGCAACTGCCTGACCAGCAGTGTGTATTGCTACATCTCCTGTCTGTGGGAAAGCAATAACACCATTTTGTTGATAATCTCTAGGAGTTATTGTTCCGTCAGAAGCAACATGATTTACTAATTTTACTGCGAATGAACCAACACCAACAATTTCAGAAATAACACCAGTAAAGTGACCGTCTAAAACACTAGTTGTTCCAGCACTAACACCAGTACCATAATCAACAGTATTTGCAGGAACTGCTACTTTAACAGCATGTCCAACAAGAGTATTACCTTGAGCATTTACAGTACTAACTCCAGTAAAAACTTGATCTGCTTTAGAATCAATGATTGCTACTTTAAGGGAATTTCCCCATGTACCTGGTGTATTAGCGGCAAATGTTACTCCTGTAATAGGGGTCTCATCATAATTAAGTTCCTGATAATGATCATTAGACTTAATTTTTATTCCTGCAGGTGCAGTCGCATCTGAATTAACAGAGTTTCTTAATCCTGTTTGATCTGATCGAACAATTCTCATTGTTCCACCATAAGCAAGGTATGATGAAGCAACTAGCCAATTCTCATAATGCTTATCTATTGAATATGGCTTACCAAAAGTTTGGAGCAGATCCTCCTCACTTTCAATGAGTTGTGGATCTCCAACTGGTCCCTTCTCGAACGGGGATACAAGTGCTCCTGTCGATCCACTCGTAGGATCCACTCTTCCAATTGTTAGATCAACCTCTCTTACTACAATGCCAGGAGATGCTAAATTTAGTGGCATCTTTTCTGTCTCCGAATCTCAGATTATTCTTTTATTATTTATTCAAACCCCCTTTTTCGTTGGGGAAACTATGCATGAACCTACCAATCTGGATATTCCCAAATATTTGATTTCTTTCTACTAGTCTTAACACGGTTAATAGTACATACCTTACATTCATAAGAATATGCTGATTGATTTCTTCTATTTTTACGTATTAGATAAAAATCCGATATTAAATCTTTAACCTTACCGCATATCCTACACTTTCTTTCTTGTAACAATAAATGCTCTAATTCTATCTGGTCATCAAAATCCATTAACGAAAATCCCACATGTAACTCATACCACCACCTTTATCACCATATTCATCAACATGCCATACATCACCATCTGTATCAATAAATGATTCTTCATCTAATCCATCTGCAACAAAACCAAAGGGAGCCATATCTTGCTCTATCTGATTTTTTTGTTCTTCATAAAGTCTTTTACGAACATCATTGTCCGTCATTTCTTTGAAATAATCTTGTGCTACTACCCAAGCAAATATAACAAGGCACATAGCAAGGTCATCATTACATCCTTCCTCTGCCTCAAATGAATTATGCTTTTGGGCAAAAGTAGTTAATTCTGA